GGAAATACCGCGCAAGATGCCGTCTTTAACGTCATCTAGATACTGTTTGGCGAAATCAGAGCGCGAAAAGCGAATTTTTGCGTAAGCACGCTTTTTCTCTTCATCCAGGTAGGCCCGCTCAACAACACCCAGAACTTTGTCTGGATTGTGGTTGAAGAGGAACGGAGCGCCGTCGTTCAGGCGCATGAAGTTTGGTGCCTTGCTGTCATGACTGAGCACTTCGCTGCCGAAATACCGCGAAACCGGATACTCGGAGCTGAAAGGAAACTCAAAAGTCCGCTCGTCAATCGTGCGGATTTCAGTCGCTTCGGTGCGCTGCATACGCTCACCAACCACAGAGCGCTTCTCCTCAGGCTCTTCAGCCCGGATCGGAGCTATCTTGGTCAGCGTGCTGAAACGGTGCCCCACACGAGTGTCCGTCTTTTCGCCGTCGCGATAAAGACAAATCAACGCTGCAGGGTCCTCAGCGGTTCCATTGACGGTGAATGATGAGTCAGGAACATCGATGGTTCCATCGCGCTCAATTTGCTCAATCAATCCACGAGCACGGCCACCAGAGCTGTTCCAGGAGACAAAGTCCCCTACTTTCAGCTCATCCGGCGCGGCTCGTTGAGTTTCAGGTTCCATAGCCTTCTCGTTGGTGGCGGGCTCGAACTCAAGAGGTTCGTACTCATTATCGCGAAGCCATTGTCTAGCTTCACTAGCCGTATAACGACTCACCTTGAATCTTATCGACTGAAGCTCACTACGATCTTCGTCCTCGATAATTCCAAAAATAAAGTCGACTCCAGCGCCACCGCGATCCTTTTGACGCCTAAATCGATCAAATCGTCCAGGATTTGCGATACGAGCAGCATGCTCGTTGGGATATGGCCGTTCCATTTCAATAGATTCCGACCGATCTCGTGCGGCTTTGATTCGCTTCGATCGAGCGTCTGACCAAGACTTGCCAGCGTCACCTCCCCAAGCGGCCCAAGCGACCCTTCCATTGCTGGGATAACCATCCTCGCCGGGGCTAAATCCCTTGCCCTGCTTATCCACCTCGTGCCTCGCAAACCAAGCTGACATCGTGATTACGGTGTCGGCGCTCAATTCATTGCCACTTAAAATTTGAGTAGCACGGGTGCGAGCAACATCAGTGCCGCCACCCTCACCATCAGACTTCCAATCCCGATAACGCTGAGCCTCAGTCCTCATGCCCTCGTTAGGCATAAGGTCGATCTCAACTCCGTTTACGTTTGCCATTTGTCCGCTTGCGGGTGGGCTGTGGCTCTTCTGATTCAAGCAACGAGAGCTGCATAGTCTCGTCAGTCAAATCAAGATCCTTGTCTAGCTTGATTCCAGCGTCAGCAGCGATCTGCTGCTCACGAGCCAACTCAGAGACGTTGTCATCAAAATCACCGCCTGAATAAGCAATGATCTGCTGCTTGGTCATGTAGCCGGCCTGCTCCGCCTCGCGGTAAGCCTTGACCTCTTTCAGCGGATCAACCCAGCTCCAACCACGCGGCATCCAACGCGGAGACAGATAGCGCTCAGGGCGCAGCTCGTAGTCAGGAAAATCGCAGTATCCACTAAGGACTGCGAGATTCAGCCACTCACGGAACACACGCATATGCATGTTGTCGATCAGATACTTCTGGACAACACGCCAGTGCTCGCGATCCTCAAGCAGTGACAGTCGTGAGCTGCTGTAGTTGGTGTCGCTGAAGTCGCGAGACAGCGTCTCATACGAGCAGCCAAAGCCTGACGCAAAGCGCCTGACCTTGTTTTTGACAAACATCTCAAACTGCTGGTCTGGCGAGTCGATATCAGGAACCGACACAGACTCACCAGGCGAGAGGTATTTGAAAGTGCCAGGCTCAAACTCACTGATGCGCTGACTGTTCTCGACATCATCAGCGATCAATTCTCCCTCGTTATTTGTAATAAAGCCCATGATGCTCGCGCCAGCACGAGCACGAATCACTGCTGCTTCCTCATAACCCTGCAGCTGATGCGCATCTGCCATCACGCTGTGGAACCAAGGCACGCCACGGTTCTGGCCAGGGCGCTCTGGCATGAACAGATGAATTACGTCATCCGCAGGCAGGAAAACATGCTTCCTGTCAGGGACAGGATTGCCTTGGAAAAAAGTATCGCCAGGATGACGAGTCAGGATTGCGTACCGCACAGGGCGGCCCCACTCATCAACCTCAACGCCGTTGCGCCACTCATTGCCTTTTTTGCCTGTAGCGCCGTTGTATGACTCGTCTAGAAGATCGCTCTCGATCATCTGCAGCGCCAAAGGCACCTTTGACTCACCAAATTGACGACGAACGATCCTAAACAGCGCCTCACCTGACTCGCACATCGCGCCAGCAGCTAGCCACTCAAAATCGTGGAAGCTATAGCGACCAGAGCAGTCACAAGCGTTAGGCCGTGTCCAATAGGACCATTTGGCCTCAATCTCGTTATTAATGCGATTGTCTCGCTTGCTTCCACGCAGCTGCAGCACCTGCGATTGCAGCTTGATGCCAGTGCCGATCACATTGATCTGTGTCGTCCGCTTTGCTTGCCGCGCATACGGGTTGTTCCGCACCATTTCGCGGGAACGATCCCGCAGCCTGCGCAGATTGCCTCGAATCTCAGCGTCAGCGCTGGCTTGCGTCGACATCCAGTCGTTTGTCAGACGCGAAACCATCGCGCCGCTGTAGGCACGACGGAAAACTCGGGCTGGCGCCTTGCCGAAGCCCAAGAAATTCATGACGGTCGAACGAATACCCATGATCAGTTGAACCTCACGAACATGTTGCGTGGATTGCCAAGGCCGTTGGCGATCATTTCAGCCTGTTCTTCACGGTTCACTTCAGCCTTCAATCGACCCTCAAGCTGAATCAAGTCGGGCAAGTCATATCGCTTCAAGTTGCGATTGCCAATCTTGTATTCCTGAACAGCACCACCCGCAATCAAGGTTCTGATTGCAGTTTGAACTGCCTCTAAGTCTTTTCTTGCTTGGCTGCGCCCATCAAAAGCCCCAGGCGTTCCTGAATATTCAAGAGCCGCCTCGACAGTCAGCGTGCCGTAGCCAAGAGTGATTTTCTCGCTGCTCTTGGTGGCAATCGCCTGCCAATACCAGTTTCCAGCGTCAAATTCAGCTGAATCACTGGCGGAAATCGTAAATTCCCAGCCAGTGCCAAACACACTGCCAGTGGAAATATGTCCTTCCGAGGCGGTATTCGTCCTCAGGAAGTACTTGAGCGTCCACTCGTCACTTTTGATTTCGTTGCCGAAAACATCCGTCGAAGAGTCATCTCTCCATTTGACGGTGTCACCAGCCCGGATCTCACTTGGGATGTTCACGGGACTACCAGCTTTGGACGAAATTACGGCGATTAGGCCGTTTTTGCTGTCTTGATCCTAGCTGAGACGGCTTATTAGGCTCATTACGCCGTTCAAACTGATCCCAAATGCTCCGGCGGTCAAATTTTTGATACATCCGGTGCAAAGCGGCATACGCATAGACCATTTCGTCCAACGCCTCGTTCGGGCTTTGGCTTTTTTTGACCCAAACTCGCTCAGGGAAGCCATTTCGATACCTAAGTACCTGTCGCTCAGCGGTTAGCTCTTGGAAGTAGTCAGGACCAACTGTTGGATAGAAGTGAAGGTATCCAGGGCCAGGGTCATTGTGTTTCAGGCGCCCAAATAACAATGACTTCACTCCATCAACGCCAACAGGGAACAATTGAGCGCCATTTTTCATCGCTCGACCCTTGAAGTTGATATCAACCTTGCTTGCCTTGCCCAAAGGCGGCTTGCCTTTCTGGCCCATACCCTTGATTGCGATCACACCCATCGCTGCACGCTCTCGCGCATAGCCATACACCTCTTGTGTGTGGTGACCGCCAGAGTCAATACAGCAAACCTCGATGTTCAGCTTGCGGCCATCTTCCGTCTCATACGGATTTTGCAAAACCTCGTCTAGTTGCTTCCACACCTCCGGCCGGGACGGTGATCCATGAAGAACCACTCGATCAACCAAATAAGCCTCTTCATCTCTGGCCCATCCCCACACCGACAAACTCAATCTGTCGTCCTGACAGTCACACCCACACGTCAGCAACAAAACTTCTGCCGGCGGTGATGCCTGCTTGTACTTCTCCTCAGCAGCACGTTGCAGCAGGGATTCGCCGCTGATCTTGCTCGCATACTCGTCTTCCCAGACCTCGCCGAGAATCGTGTTGACCCAAGTTTTCAGTTGCTCTGCATCGTGCTTCGCATCTAAAAATTCCTCAACCAGATTCGACCACGCTGCATTCGGGCTGTAGCTGTACGCCGCCCAGATGTGAAAGCCAGCGTGCTTGCCATTGAAAGGACCAGTCGCACGCCACTCACCACGCTCAACCATCCACCGCTTCTTGGCGTGAGGAATCATCACGCCACACTTTTCGCAGCAGTAAGAAGCTGTTGACGGATCATCGTCAAACCAGCGGATGTTTGACCATCGCAAATACTGCATATGACCGCAATCTGGGCATGGGACGTAGTACCGCCTCATGTCCGACTGGTTGTACATCTTCTCGATCCGACTGAAGTCTTTGACCGTCGGAGTGGAGCCAGAAACAATCTTCCGGTTCCAGTAGTACTCAGTACGCCTGATGCCCAGCTTGATCTGGTCACCCTCAGATCCAGCGGAAGGCGGATAGCCGTCGACCTCATCGAACAGCACGATCCGCCTGCTCACGCGCCGGAAGCCACGCGGCGAGTTGGCGCCAACAAGGCTAAGCGTTCCACCAGGAAACTGTTTTTGCAGAATCGTGTTCGCGCCATCCTTCGCCTTCGCCTCACTCACCAAGCCTCGAAGGCATGGGGTGTCACGCAGCATTGGTGCGATCTCTTCTTTTGAATATCCCTGTGCGTCTTCAATCGTCGGCTGAACCAGCATGATTGGCGCTGGATCTTGATGGACGTGATACCCGACGACGTGGTTCAAAATCTTCGAGTAGCCGACCCTGGCTGACTTCATCACCGTCACCTGTTCAATACCAGGGTCAGTGATCGCATCCATGATCCCCTTCTGATATGGCAGCGTTCGCCATCGCCCACCCTCTGCACTGGACTCTGCACTCAAGAACGCATTTTCATCAGCCCACTCACTAAGGCTGAGTTTTTTGGGTGGCTTGAACGCCATATAGGCCTTCTTTTCCAGCAGCTCGATATTGCTCATCCCTCTGCCTCCCGAGCCAAGTCTTCAAGGGTTTCGCGCACGATATCTTCCAAACACGCCATCGCGCCTGCATCCAGATCTGGTATTCGCTGCTTTGCCTTGCTTGGCAAGCCCATGATCTTGTTCCTAGCCATGGTCACAATCTCGATCCACTTGGCCTCAACATCAGCTGCAGGTACAAGCAAACCCTCCTTCTGCTTCCTGTCCAGCTCAAGCAACTCGGCCTTTAAGTGCTCTGTCCTAGCTCGGCTTTCGTCGTAGTCCGGTATGTACTCGGATGTTTTTGTCATGCGCGGCTGAAGCTTTGGCCGGCCAACAGGAGCTGAAACTTTTTTCTCGGGTTCTTTTGCTGCTAGTGCCGCGGCTTGTCTATGAGCGGTAGTATTGCGAGTTTGCGTGGTTTTTCGATAGTCCTCAGCGAGCGTGGACGTGTCGAGACGCTTCCTGCCTTTTTCGTCAAGCACGATTTTCAATCGGCCTTTTGTGACTGCTTGGCCAATTGCTTGCGGTGTTATGCCAAGAATTCGTGCTGCTTCGGCTTGAGTTACTAATGCCATCAGGCGTTTACAAGAAAATCAAAAAATGCAATGTGTAAGAGCAGGTCGTGAGACTTTTGCAGGTTGATGATAGTGCTTTTGCAATTGTCAATTTACTTTAGGCGCTTATGCCTAGCAAAATCGTGCGCTTCGAAAGACCT